AAAATCTCAAAATCCAGTAAATATTATGAAATAACTGAAAACTTAAAAATTTCAAAATCCAGTAAATATTATGAAATAACTGAAACTGTCATAATCTCAAAATCCAGTAAATATTATGAAATAACTGAAAATATTTTTATTATTTTTACTTGATATGTGTCTTTTAGGGATGTTAAATTATGATGAGTTTTCTTGTAATTATAATTTTACTTGATATGTGTCTTTTAGGGATGTTAAATTATGATGAGTTTCCATTATCTTGTAATTATAATTTTACTTGATATGTGCCTTTTAGGGATGTTAAATTATGATGAGTTTTCATTATATTGGAATTATAATTTTATTTGATATGTGCCTTTTAGGGATGTTAAATATTATCTTGTAATTATAATTTTACTTGATATGTGCCTTTTGGGGATGTTAAATTATGGTGAGTTTTCATTATCTTGGAATTATAATTTTACTTGATATGTGTCTTATAGGGATGTTAAATTATGGTGTGTTTTCATTATCTTGGAATTATAATTTTTACTTGATATGTGTCTTTTAGGAATGTTAATTATTATCTTGTAATTATAATTTTACTTGATATGTGTCTTTTAGGAATGTTAATTATTATGGTGAGTTTTCATTATCTTGTGATTATAATTTTACTTGATATGTGTCTTTTAGGGATGTTAAATTATGGTGAGTTTTCATTATCTTGTGATTATAATTTTACTTGATATGTGTCTTTTAGGAATGTTAATTATTATCTTGTGATTATTATTTTTACTTGATATGTGTTTTCAGGTGTGTTAAGTTGTAGTGAGTTGCATTATTTATAAACACTATATTATTGCTTATTGATAATATTAGTGTTATAAGATTATAATATAGATAAAAAAAAAATAAATAATAAAAAAATAAATATTTATTTTATCATAAATAAAATAAATAATATTTTTAATGAAATAAATCACAAATCTCTAAATAAGCATCATATAAATTTTCAATACCTTCATATTCCTTTTTCATTTTATTACACGCTCTCTTTAATTGTTCTAAATTAATAGGGTCAGGATGTGCTATTTCAGTTCTTTTTCTCTTCATTAACCATAATTTATCACTGTATATATCAATATTAAATTTATTTTTTAACATATTAATTTCATTCATATACATGTAATTATTGGGGTCATTCATAAATTCTGTTAAATTTGTATTAATATTTTTCATAATATCATTATCATATTTTGTTGCTTTTTGTATGATATAATATTCTAAGTTTTTATAAGTTTGCCACAAGATAAGATTATATCTGTCTTTACTAAGTTCAAATATATCATCTCGAAGTTCTTGATTTTCAGCTTTTAATTCTTGGATTGCTACACGAAATTCTTGATTTTCTTTTATTAGTTTTTTATTATCATCTTCTAAATTTCTAATTTTTATATCTTGTTTTTTTATTTTTATTTTTAATTCTTTATTTTCATTTCTTAAATCTTTATTTTCACATTCTAAATCAAAAATCCTAATATTTTGTTCGCTGATTTTATTTTTTAAATCTTTATTTTCTTCCTTGATAATTTTATTTTCACATTCTAACTCATTAATCCTTACATTTTGTGCGTCAATCTTATTTTTAAATTCTTTGCAGTCTTCTTTTAATATAACAATCTCTTTTTTTAGTGTATTAATTTGTTTTTGTTTAAAATCATCATTTAATGCTAATTCTATCAAATCAACAAAAATATGTGTTGTTTCTATATTTTGATTAGTATTAACAGCATACTCAAATTGTTTTTTATAGGTCTCTCCATATGTTTCTTTAATGTCGTGTGATATCATTTCAATTTGTTGTGATAGTTCAGTATCCATTTTAATATATATTAAGATAATATATTTAACATTATTAATTTCATTTTTTTGTGTTATAGTAAAAAAACAAATACCATAAAAATATAATTATTATAAAAAATTTTAGTTGCTAACTAACTGTAGGTATTATAAATTGTGAAAAGTAATAATACCAGTTATTGTTGTAGATAAGCTAAATTTTATAAAGCAACAAAAAAATGATAATATATCTTATGATGTTGAAGATATGTAGAAATGTTAAAATTATTTTATATATGTTCTTTTTTTAGTTTCTTATTAATTAATGTTGTATTTTTTATATATTTTGTAGAAGATATATAATTATTATTTTTTTTGTAATCTTATATAATAAATATTTCTGTAAAATATCTTCTACAAAATATTAATTTTGTATAGAATGATACAAAATAATAATTTTATATATCTACTACAAAATATTTTGTTTCTATAATTTATAATAGTCAATTAATAATAACATAAAGTCTTGTTTCCATTGTTTAATCTTAATATTTAATTCATTATCAGACAATTTTTGATTTTCTGAAAATAGCAATTAATTTGATATAATTATCAGATGACATAAATTTTAATATTATATAGTATTTATACACAATAATATATATGTTATAATAATATATAATAATGCTAAAATCTCAGTTGTTTATAATTGTTTTCTTCTTATTTGTTGTGTTTGATTAGCAACACCAATTTTGTAAATATTTTTATAATTAGGATTGCTTAAACAATAAATATAACCTATGTCTTCCATTATTATATATGATAATATATTTATGTTAGTATATTTGTTTTTTATAAAGTTAAATTATAACAATAAGTTGTTGTTTTAAAATATTATAGTATATTTTTACATTTATGTTATGTGTATCAACATAAATGTTATGTGTGACATCATAAATGTTATGTCATGTGATTGATATGTTATGTCAATCAAAAGATATAAAAAGTATATAATTATACACAATTATATATAAAATGTTATGTGAAGGATTTTATAATCAATTCTCTATGAAAAAAGTATTAGTATTAATAATATAATTATTATATTATTACTATATATCAATAAGTTTTATTAATTTATACATAACTCACATAACATTTATTTAGTATAATTACTTTTTTATTAAAAATTTATTTTTTTTACACATAACATTGACATAATCTATCAATAACATGACATAACATTTTTAGTATGATGTTATTTTATCAATAAAAATTATTCTTTAATTTTTAAATGTTTTATTCCAAAAAATGATTTTGAACCAATACGCACTGTTTCATTTATTTTATTGTGTCTTCTTAGGTTCTGTGCAAAAATTCTATTATTTGGTATTTTACATTGTGGATTATTTATAACAAACCATTTTTTTGAAATATTCATATATCAAAAAAACTATTAAAATTATAAATTTTATTAATTTAATCATAAAAAGTGATAATACTAATATTTAATTGGTTAATTTTCTGAAAATTTTATGTAATGAATGATAAATTATTCATATTTTTTATATTTATTATATATTTAAGGTATTTATAGAGAGTAAACTGTAAGTAAGGGATAAAATTACATTTTTAAACATAAAAATCTAAAAATAATAGTTTGTAATTGTTAGTATTAATACTTTTTATATCATTAATCTAAAAATTATATGTTATTATGATAAATAAATTTTTCATTCTTCATTTATGTCATTAGTTTTCTTTTTCCATTGAGAAATAAAATTAATACATAAACTTGTTCTTGCTTTGTAATATCTAACAAAAAATATATTTGTTTGTACATATTCTGTAAAATATGCTTTATTATATTTTTGTTTTTCTGCTTTTGTTAAATTTAAAAAATAAACACTTGTTGTTAAATCTGTGTATAAATCCTTAATTTTACATATATCATTTTTATTATTTGTAAATTCATAATTATCTTTGAACCAAGTAACTAAATTACATGATAATTCAAGATATGTTTGTGTTCTCTCCTCAATTGATTTTGGTATTATTAATTTTTTATTATTTAATTTATATCTTTTATAAGCATCCATTAATATTTTCATTAAAGCAAATTTATGTGTCTGTTGAAATTCAGTTTCTTTGTATAATGGATTTGCCAAATAAATATGTTTTTCCGGTTCAACTATTTTTTCATCCATTGTAAATGTTGATCTAAAATAAATATCTATTATTCTTCTTACCTCGGCTTGCGTTGGTTCTTCTTTAAATATGGGTTTCCGATTACATTCCACTATCATTGTATGTTGTAGTTCTTTTTGTGTTTCAGATTCGTGATGTCCTCTTGCTGAAATCACTCCTCCACCGGATATCTCTTTTATTGTGCTATTACAAAATTTTTGTTTTTCAGGTGGTTCTCGAAATATAATTAACCGTTTTTTATCCATATTAGCTTTCTCTGGATTAGAACCAGTTTTATTTACTTCAAATAATAAAGCATTGTTGCCAATCATTGAATAATCTTTTCCTAATGCTAATAATAACAAATCATTTAACATCCCCTTTCCGTTCCCGCCTCCACCATTAAAAATTACAAAACGTTCAATACAAATTCCAGATAATGATGTTGATAAAATTTGTAAGTATAATTCACGTTCATCTTCGTGAGGCATTATTTGTGCAATTATTTTTGTTATTGTTTCAATTTCTTTCTGTGTTGGTTCTCTCCAGTCATATCCAGTTGTATAAGAAATATAATCTTCATATTTATATTCTCGAAAATCCCCTAATTCTAAATCATAAACAAGATTATCAAATCCTAATAAATATGGATTACTGTCTAATTTTAATTGTTTATCTGTGCCTAATTCTTTGTATGTCTCAACAACATCTCTCTTAAAACTTGCTGTTTTTAGTCTTTTAATTTGTGTTGTCATTTGATTAAAAGATTTGTGTTCAAAATATAGTTCAAATAAAATCATTTTCAAAAACTCATACAATTCATACGATAAAAAATTCTTTAACAAGATATCTGTTTTTTGCCATAATTTCCCGTCAAAGCAATACAAAATATGACGTCCATTAATAATAGCATACTTAAAGCGATGTCCTGCTATTGTTTTTACGTAATTACACATATCATATTGTTCTAAATCAAATGAATTATTATTTAAAATTTTTAAAAATTGTGGTTTATTATCTTCTTTCGCGAAATAATATACTGTTGCTATTGTATATGATTTTTCTTTGTGTGTTTGTATAAATGTATTATATTTCTGTTTTGTTTCAGCAATACCATCATAATTTTGTCCTTTGCTACTAAAATAATTAAATAATTCAAATGATGTTTCATCATTTTCAAATTTTGTATTTTTCAATGCCATACCAACAGCAATCCACGATTCATAAGCATTAAATCTTTCTTGTTTATAGCATTCATCAAATAATTTTTTATATAACACTGGTTTTGACATCATCGTGCTTAAAACATTTTCTTTCTTTATTTTCTCAGTATCACATTGGATTAGTTCAGTATTTTTTACAGTATCTATTATAAGACTTTGTGGTTGTTCGTCATTATTATTATCAATCTCTTCAATAACTATTTGCGATTTTTTTTTTCTCACAAGTATTTTTGATTGTTCTATTTGATTTTCAATAAATTTTTTTTCATTAATATTAATACTTTGTTCTGGTATAAATTCTATAACAAAATCCTTCATTATGCCATTTTTTATTATATGTTTTGATGTATCAGTATTGCTATTTCCTTTTTTTTGATTAGGGCATCTATACCAATGTTCGCTATATATTGTAGTATCAACACATTTACTAGTTTTTTGTTTGTTAATAAATTTATCAGCATAACAAGATAATAAATTAGTGTGTATTTCTTTTAATTTTTCAGTTGATGCGTTCCATTTTGGAATTGAATAATGATAAGAATTATTTTTCTCATTGTTTTGAGTATATTTGAAATCTTCTTTTGAAAACTTTAAGTCATATTTTTCTTTCATAAATTCTTGTAAAATAATAATGAAACTATTTATAGAATTTTCATAATTGTCTAAATCTCCAAAAAATATGTATTGTGATTTTTTGTGTATGCGAAAATGAAATCCATTATCATTTGCTAAATGCGTTGTGATTTCATTTATATTATTAGTTTCAATCGCATTGTTTTTAATAAATTTAGCATTTGCTGTTGAATAGACATTGATACTGTAAATTTTTAAATTAGGGGATGTTGCGGAGGTGGTAATATTGGTGGTTTTTTTTCTCATATATTTTATATTATATGCTTTGTTATTTATTATGTTAATAATACGAATATTGACAAATAAAAAATTGATATTTTATTATCATTGATGACAGTGTATTTTATATACATAAATGATGAATAATATGTATGTATCTTTAATGCTCTTGGTTGTATCCTTATTATTTAACACTGCTTTATGTTATGTCATTACTAATTCATATAATGAAAATGATTACAAAAATTATATAATAATGCCATTAACAATTAATGTTAGTTATTATAAAAAAAATTTTAAAAATTATTTGAAAAAATATAAACAAGAAAAAATAAATAATTCATTAAATACATTAAAAAATAATATTGATTTTGATTTATTTGAATTATAATAAAATATGTTTAGTCGAAATAATGTTTATATTGTGGGTCAGTTATAAGGTTAGTCCATTTGTTGTATATTTCGTGGTCTTTCATAATATGTTGTTTTTTTCTATAGTTTGTAATTTGATTATTTACCCATCTATTAATTATTTTTGTTTCTTCATTAAATCCGGAAGGTCTTTTATTATATTTATCAAGATATTTTTTTAATGTATCTAAATTATTATTCCAGCATTCTTCGCTTGGCATAAAATATATTTTATATTTTTCACAACTTATAAATTCTGTCCATTTATTATATATTTCAGGATTTTTCATATTACAATTTTTAAATTTATAATTATGTTTTTGTGTGCTTATCCATATACTCAATTTTTTAATATCTTTATTGTTTGATTCACGAGATGGGGTTTTATCATTTTCATCAATATATTTTTTTATAAGACTTAAAATATTTTGCCATTCATCCTCATTTGTAATAAAATACTTTTCATATTTTTTTGAAGTTATAAATTCAGTCCATTTATTATATATTGCAGAATTTTTCATAATACGATCTTTTGATTTATATCTCAATTTTTGTAAACTTAACCATGAACATAATTTTTTAATATCTTTATTTTTTTTTCCACTTGATGGTATTTTATTATATTTGTCAATATATTTTTTTAAAAGAATTAAATTACGTTCCCATTCCTTCTCATTTGAAATAAAATATTCTTTATATTTTTCTGAAGTTATAAATTCTGTCCATTTATCATATATATCGGTATTTTTCATATTATAATCTTTTGATTTATAATTCTCTTGTTGGTGTGTCAACCATTTACCTAATATTTTGGTATCTTTATTTTCTTGTGATGGTCTCTTTCCATTCTCATCAATATATTTCTTCACCATCTCCAATCTCTCTTCCCATCCCACTATCCTAAATTCTTTTACTCCCATAATATACTTCTCCACCAACCCAACATCAGTCTCATTCTTTTTCTTCTCACCTTTCACAAAAAATCCAATACTATTTACTTTAATCTTATCTTTAAACATAATATCATATTCTTTAATCCCACTCAATGTCTCCAAAATCTTATCATATTCATCACACCAAATAAATATATTTCCTATTTTGAAAGGATTTGATTTATTTATTCTCATACATCTACTCATTCTCTGTATAGTTCTTATTTTTGATTTTGTTGGGTATGTTATAAATATACTATCACAACTTGGAATATCAATACACTCATCTAAAATTCTCACACTAAATAATAATTTTATATTATCTCTTTCCCTAAAATCATCTAATATTTTCTTTCTCTGTTTCTCTGTATTATCTGCTGTTATTTGGTTCATTCCAATATCTAAACAATAAAATTCATTTAATTTACTCATTGCTTCTGTCATTAATTTGATTTCATTCGTATCCTGACAATAAATGATACACTTTTTAGAACCATTATTAAGCAAACAACTAAAAAAGAAATTACATTTTCCTTTCATAACTCCATCAATCTCGTATATAGAAAGTTCTTTTTCTAACTGACTATTGTCTTCATGTATTGATGGTAACCATATTTTGTAGTCTGTAATAAATTTCTTTTCAATTGCTTCATTAAAACTCATCTTGTAAAATATTTCACCAAATATATGTTCAGTATCTTCTATCTCATCTTCTAATTCATACACTCTTGGTGTTGCTGACATATACATAATTTTTTTCTTAGAATTTAAAATTTTATAAAAATCATCAGTCTCATCTATAACATTATTTTTAGACAAATTATGAAACTCGTCAATAATTATTAATAAATCATCATCGCATTTGTCTATTATTTGTCTAATACAATCCACACTACAAAAAGTAGATGATATTATAAATGATTTATTAGATTTAATGAATTTTTTAATTTCTCCAACATCTCTACAACCATCAGAACTTACTAATAATGTTTTATTTTCATATCCATATTCAATATATCTATTAAGATTTTGTTTAGCAAATTCTTTTAATGGACTTAGTAAAATAATTTGTTTAAACTTTTTAGAAATTAAATAAGATGTCATTGTTTTTCCTGTTCCACAAGGCATTGATAAAATACCTCTATTATTATCTCTAAAATATTCTGTAAATTTACTAACTGCTATTTGTTGATATACATAAGGTTTGTATTCTTCTAAAACATTGATTTCTTGACTATTATGCTGTTCAAATGATTTTTTAACATATTCTATTCTTTTATTTGGAGGCAATGACAAAATATTAATTGATAATTTATCAGTGTAATAAACATATCCTTTTAGTGTATCAAGAGCGTTCATCCAAGCATTAAAACCTGCTAAATCTTCCATTCTTAATCCTTTTTTATATCCATTTTTGCACTGAACTAAACTACAATTATCATTTTCTATTTGAATAATGTCTATTCCAGTGTCTTGTAATGGATTTATTTTATTTTCTATTCTTCTTAATCTGTTAATATTATGAGAACCAATAATATTATGTTGTAAAAGAATTGTTTCTGGTGTATCATTCCATAAATATGCTGGTTTTTTTAGTTCATTGATAATATAGTCTCTTATTTGAATTTCATATAAATATCCTTTATCTTGATTATTCATTATAAATATATATATTGAGATATGTTTATAATATTATCTAAATAAATAAGTTTCAATTTTTGTAATAATAAATTTATTTAAAAAAGAATAATAATGAAAAGAATTATCAAAGATACTAAAATGATGAATAATATATTTAGTATAAAACAATTGTCAAACCAAAAAAAAAACAATAGGCAATGGTTTTAACCATTGCCTATTACACACAATTGGTTTGTCTATTGTTTGTAAAAAGAAGTAGCAATTAAATTGATATAATTATTAGATGACATAAATTTTCATATTTCATATTATTTATACACAATAAAATATAGGTTATAATAATATATATGAGTAATAAGAGTGATGATGCTTTTTCAAAAAGATACGATAACTATAAATTTATACCATTAACAGAAAAAGAATTAAAAAAGAAACATAAAATAATAGATGAAACTAATTTAGAAAAAAATATTTTTATAAAAAACAAAGAAATTGACACATTTGGGAAATTAAAAAAATATGTAAAATCAATAAAATCACTTGAAAAAATAGAGAATGAAATGGATGATGATGATTATATTTATATGTATAATTGGTTCTTACTAAAAGAACAATATAACAATATATAATATAAATGAGTGGTATTAATAAAAATGAATTATTCAGTGATGTATATAAAATTATTAATAATATCATTCTTGATACACATAAAAATGAAATAATTACTAAAAATCTACAATATTGTGATTATATCTTACTAAATGACAATAAACAATATTATTATCCTTTAACTTTGTGTATTGGAGGTGCAGGATTTATACAATATAATTTAATATTTTATAAAGAAAACTTAGTGGATAATATAGAATTAAAAAGTTTAGATTATGATATTTCATTTTCATTAAATATTTCTTTCAATGATAAAAAAATAATTAATAATATTATATCTGAATTTGAAAAAATATATGTAGTTAATATGAACAATTATGAATTTGATGATACTATTAATAAAAACAACTTTAAATTAACATATTATAAAAATACTAATCGTATTCATTTTAGGATGGAATGTTGTACTAATAAACCATTATTTTCTAAAAATAGTAAAATATTTCATATTGCTGAATTTAGTTTATGGTTTAATGGTAAAGTAAGTGATAATTTTACAATTAATGATTTTATGAAAAAACCACTTATTCTATATAAAAATAAAAATGTATATTATTATTTATTGCCATTAGAATTATTAATGAAAACACTATTATATGCTATTGTTGATTTTTTTGAGAGGCGTAATTATTATAAATGTATTAAATATATTGAAAGAGCGTTATTTATAAAGAAATGTAATAAATTATTTATTGATAAAAAAGAAAATAATAAAGCTTTAATCCAGATATTTAGTTCTTATAAAAATAAAATTAAAAGAAAATGTAAAATAATTAATGATTATCCTTTTATATTATCATATGAACTTTCAAAAATAAATAATAATGGAATAATAAAATGCTTATATAAATTACTCAGACTTGATAATCATAAAAAATATATTGGATTAATTAATAAATTTAAAAAAGAGTGCGATAATGAAAATAATTATTTAACTGAAAATAGTGAAATAACAATTGAAGATACTGAAAATGATGAATAATATATTTAGTATAAAACAATTATCAAACCAAAAAAACAATAGGCATATGAGCATTTATATTTGCGAAAATATATGCCATATTGTTTTCATATAAATAAAATTACAAAAGATTATTATATCATTAATTGTAATTATGAGTATATTGGTTATGATAATATTAAATGTATTAAAGATATTGAGAAAAATATTGATGAAAATCAAAAAGATTGGGGATGGTCAAAAATATATCTATTTAAAGATATGAATACACCTTGGATGAGTAAAAAAAATTTTAAAAATTATTTGAAAAAATATAAACAAGAAAAAATAAATAATTCTTTAAATACATTAAAAAATAATAATATTGATTTTGATTTATTTGAATTATAATAATTTAGAAATAAATAATTATTGTTAAATATGCGTATAAATTCATTATATCATTGTATCAATAATTTTTGCTTTTTCTGTAATATCTATTTTTAGTTGTTTCGTGTCAATTTCAAATATACTTGGATTTTGTGATAAATTCCACCAATTAATTTTGTCTATATGTTGTTCCAATATATGAATAGCATTCATATTTAATGACAAATGATGCCAAATATATTTATCTAAATTTTTTTCTAACAAATGAATAGCATTTTCATTATATGATAAACATACCCAATTTATTTTATCTATATTTTTTTCTAACAAATGAATAGCTTTTGGATTAAGTGATAAATTAGTCCAATTAATTTTATCCATATTATGTTCTAATAAATGTATAGCATTTGGATTGAGTGATAAACTATGCCAATTAATTTTGTCTATATTTTGTTCTAATAAATTGATAGCATTTGGATTGTGAGACAAACCATTCCAATTAATTTTATCCATATTTTTTTCTAATATATGGATAGCATTTGGATTGTGAGACAATAAATTCCAAACAATTTTATCCATATTTTGTTCTAACAAATGAATAGCATTTGGATTTTTTGATAATATTGGCCAATCAATTTTATCCATATTTTGTTCTAACAAATAAATGGCATTTGGATTAAGTGATAAACTATGCCAATTAATTTTGTCTATATTTTGTTCTAATAAATTGATAGCATTTGGATTTGATGATAATACCCCCCAATCTATTTTATCTAATAAAACCCAATCTAATAATTTCATTTTTGGTTTCACAAGATATGAAGCAACTATTTTTAGAACATCTAATGGAATATTCATTTTGTTTATATTATAAAATAATAATGCTAAATATTTATTTTTCAATTTTTACAATAAAATTGAAAATACTAATATATTATGTAATGAAATTAATATATATATAAACAAAATGAGTCTCGAAAATCTTGAACAATGTGTTTGTGCGAATGCTGTATGTGTTTGCGCAAGAATAGTTCCAGAAGAAAAAAAAACAGATATTCAACCTAGTATAAATATTATCATACACGACAATATTTTTTCTGTCAATAAACAACTAATAACAGAAAATTCCAAACTAATTAGTGATATTCTTGACGAAGACCCACTGACTGAAAATATTGACTTGCCATTTATTGTTGAAAATAAATGGGTAAAAGAATTTGGATATTTTCTTGAATTCTTGAAATACAAATATATTGACATCCCAAAACCATTGCCAGAAAAAGGAGAACATTTCACAAAAGAAAATTGCGGAAGTGATGCTAATGTGAATTTTATCAATAATTTTTACGACAAGACAATTATCAATGAAAAAAATAAACTTCCAGTTGAACTGATGAATTCATTGTGTTTGGCAAATTATTTGGGAGCAACTAAATTTCTAAATTGGTGTTGTGCGAAATTTGCCTCAGTATTGATTGAATTAGAATTAGCAAAGATTACACCATTTTCACTGAAAAGTGGGACACTTTAAAGTAAAAAAAAATGTAATTGTACCTTTTCAGGCGTGATGATATTTGACGCTATTATTATTAATAAAAATAGGGTTATCATCTTTTATTTCTTCGGGAAACTTATAGTCTCTCCTAAATTTCTCTGGTCGAGTTTTATCTATTAAATATGTTTTTACTATCTTGACCATATTATTTACTGCATTCATATCACGATTGATACAACCCATTCGTTTATTTTCCATTTGAAATGTTAGAACCGAATGTATCTTTCTTTGAACGCCTCTTTTATCTGGTAAATATATATTCTCGCATTTTTCTTCTGTTTTGTAATTTAAACATGATGTCCTAAATTCATCTAAATTATATACTTTCATATATTCTGCTAATTTTCGTTTTAATGCTAAGTTTGGAGTTGATATATAATTTAATTTCATTTTGTCTGACCAATCACCCATTACTAATATACTATCTTTACCAAAAGTTGATTTAATATTTCTTATTAAATCTGTTTCTGCTTTCTTTCTATTTATATAGCCATACCATTTATATTTTCTAAATATTGTATTATTATATTTCTCAAATAATAGTTCATTTATTCTATTTTTATTTGTTATAAATTCTTTGAATTTATCATAAATACAACTTTTAGAATTATATTTTGATAACTCATTTTCTATTTTGGATATATCGTTTTTGTCTTTATGATTTTGAATTAATCTTTGATATTTTAATCTTTTGGTTTTTGATAAATGTTGTCTATTTGAATACACTAATTTCTTTCCATCTTTATTCATCATAACAAATATCTTTCGCCGTCCCGGATCTGCAACTATCCAATTATTATTTTGTAATTCTGTATATTGGTCATTATCTAAATCTTCTAAATATGGAAACTCTATATATTTTTTATTTATTTTATCTTGTTCTTTCTTATCGTTTTTAAGTTTTAATTTCTCTTCTTTTGATAATTTTTTAAACTCTTCTTTTTCTTTGTCTCTTTTAAGTTTATTTTCTAATTTAATTTTATTTTGTTCTTCTTTTTTCACCTTTTCTAAATCTGTCTTATATTTCTCTTTTGCTTCTTGTGTCATATCCTTACATTTCTCTTTCATCTCTGCTTTTTTATTTTTCATATTTAATTTTTTAGTTTGTTCTTGAACCATAAATGAATTGTGTATAAGTTGAATAGATACACTAAAACAATCTGTTGATATTCTATAATCAAAATTATATTCTTTCTGTTTAAAAATAGGATTAGATAACTTAAATAATTTATTCCATAATTCTTGTTTTTTATGTTCTATATCTGTTAAATATTCATTCTTATTTTCATCTACAAATAATTCAATTAATGATTTTGTATCAATTGGAATATATTTACCAACTATATCTGTTCTAAGTGGAAAGAATTGAAAACTTTTCACTTCTAATTTTTCTAATTCAACACACATATAAATCATACCTTTCATATATTTTTGAGGTTCATTCTTAATATCAAATTCATATGAATTAATATAAGTTGATGGAAATATATTTATTTTATGGGTTTTTATCCATTCGTGATATTTTACATTACACTTCAATGTATTATTTAATAAATCTTCTTTTATTTCATACAAGTCTTTGTTTAATTCTTTTCTTGTCACTGTTTTCTTACCTTTCTCACATTTTTCTAATATTTCATTATTTGCTTTCTTAAAAGATGAATTAACAAACTTTTTGACATATTTAATAAAGTGCAATTTAATATTATTTTCTATATTAGTTAAAATATCAGTAGCAGTATAGTTTAATATTTGTGATAAATTAACACCATCTATTTTAGTTACATAATTTAATAATTTATATGTATTATTATAAAATTCAGTAAATTCATTATAATATCCTAAATTAGTTCCTTTTGGTTTGGGTCCTTGTGAATCTTTAACAAGTGATTTAAAAACCATTCTTATTAAATCTTCATCTATTGTTGGGATTACTAATTTTGAATGATATTTATTAAGTATCCATAATCTCATAAATTGATAAGTATGAATAATAATTTTATTAGTTCTAATCATAGCATCACTTAATTTATTCATATTAAAGTCATCTTTAATAATAGATTTTAACGAACATTTCATTGTTCTATATTTATCTGGCGGTTTTTTCATTATATTATTATATAATTATATTTTTATATAATTTAAAACGCATTAAATATTATTTTCTAATAATCTCTGTTTCTTTTTTAAATATGCTCTTCTACTATATTCTTTAATTTTTTCTGGGGATGGTTTTTTAATACTATGATTTTTTCTATATTCTTTAACTTTTTTTATTATATCCTCTTTATGATTTTCATAAAATGTTTTATTTCTTTTAGGCGCAGTATACTTTTTTAGATGTTCTTTTAATTCTTGGATCTCAATTAAGGAATTTTCATATAATGTTTTATAATCAGTCATATTATTTATTTAATAATAAATAAATAATATTTTTTAAATATATTATTCACAAATAATAATTATGATTTTTGTTTTATTATTCATAAATTTTTAATTAATTATTTTAGGTTTTAAAAGCCACTATAGATATTATTATGAATGTAATAAATATGATGAACATTGAATCAAATAAATTGTGCATTTTATATTTAGTAAACATTAAACTTGAAATAATACCAAATACACAACTAAAAAATATCGAAGGTATAAACACATTGGTTCTAGTTGCAAACATAAAATTTAAACCTATTAAACTAAAACTCAACATAGCAAATATTACACGTATAAAATGTATCAACATATTTTTAAAAAAACATATTATACCGTGATTTTTTATAAATTTATATGCATCATATAAATGATAAATAGGTCTAAACATTTTATCAAACAGTATGTTTTCCATAGTTTGTGTTTTTATATCTTCTATATGTTGAAGATATTCAAGATATTCATTATCTTCCATATTATTCATGTTCATCATATTTATTACATTCATTATTATTATCTTTTAGTTGTTTATTTTTCAATTTTTTAAGGAAAATATTTATAAATTACAATATTTAGAACTATTAATTATAAGTTTTGGGATACATAACAAAATATTTTGAATCTAATTTATTTATTCAAAATGTAAAAGATGTTCTAAAAAAATTAACAAATATCCGATCTTCATAAATATATATCTATTTAAAAAAATAATAGGATATAAGTTATATCAAAAGAATAGCGGAGGTATAGATATAGATAAGTTTAATGCATTTTATGATGAATTTATAAAAGGCAAATATGAAAACCATTTAATTATAATGGATAATGCAAAATTTCATAAATCTAAAATAGTTAAAGATAATATAGAGAAATCAAAAAATAAAATAATTTATATTCTTCCATATAACGCAAAATTAAATCCAATAGAGAACCTTTTTAGTCAGATAAAAAATTATGTTAAGGATATTAGTCCTGCTACTTACGAAGAATTAAAAATAGCAATAAATGATATTATTAAGAATAAAATAAAGAAAGAACATTTAAAAAACTATTTTAAATATTTATTTATTCAAGCTAAAAATTATATTAATACTCATTAATATGTCCCATTATTCAGTGAAAATGGTGTAATTAATTTATTATTTTATAATTCTATATTATAATGAATAAAATTATAGAAAGCGACATACAATCAAGAGATAAAAATATAAAAAATGTAAATATTATAGACCAAAATAATAAGTCTGTCAATATTTTCAAACTTGAAGTTGCAGAACAAAATTTGGCATATTTGTTTATAAAAAAAGATGACATCGTTTTAGAACTTGGAGGGCGTTATGGTTCTGTTTCGTGTGTTATAAATTATAATCTTGATAATAAAAAAAATCATGTAGTTGTCGAACCAGATGATAGAGTATGGAGTGCTCTTGAACGTAATAAAAGACAAAATAAATGTGATTTTCATATTGTAAAAGGTTTTATTTCAAAGAAAAAATTAGCATTAACAAATCTTGATAATTGGTTTGGGGGTTATGGTTCAACATCAATAGAAGAAGAACAATCAAAAATTCCATCTTTTTCATTAGATGAAATTAAGCAACAACATAATTTGAAATTTAATGTTCTTGTTGCTGATTGTGAAGGATTTTTAGAAACTTTCTTTGATGAAAATCCAGAATTTTATGATGAATTAAGATTATGTATTTTTGAGGCAGATTATCCAGATAAATGTAATTATGACAAAATTAGAGTTATCTTACAAGAAAAACAATTTACAGAATTATTAAATGGGCATCAAAATGTATGGATTAAAAATAATTTCTAATTGACTGATACCAACTCAATGGAATTGTTGATGCCCATAATGATAAACTATAAGGTTTAAAAATTTTACACCATTGAATTATTTTATCTATTTCAACACTATTCATTACACTATCATAAGTCAAAAAACCAAATGACAATCTATTATTATCTATTTTTCCTATATTTAATTCCACTTGACTTAAAAAAATGTCAAATGTTGTGTCATAAGTATTCATTGTTGTTAATAATATGTCATTATTGTCATATATCATTGTTGAATTATAAGATGACAAATAACCATCAATCCAAATATTTAATGTTCTATTTATTTGTTTTAGTGCTTTAGACCACATATTTACAAAATGTGTTAATTTGTTTTTATCTATTACTGTTGTTAATTCAATATCCAAATAATAACCATCATAATCATATTTAATTGCTTTTGTAATTGTATTGTCTATAAATCCTGACATATTTTTGTATAATTTCTCAAATCTCTCACTAAATCCTTGACCCCCACACATCTGTATTGTTGTATCACAAAAAAAACAAGGATATGATTTTAACCCTAATTCTTTTTTTAGTCTATATTGATATTCTTCTGCTGATACATTATTATTTGTTTTGTATGTGTCCATCTCACCATTTTCATTAATCTCATAAACTAATATAGAACTTCCTGTTATAATATTCATTGACTTGTATGTTTTGTATAAATTATACTGAAATGTTAGTTGTTGATTCGTCCAATTAGTTAGTCCTGATGATAATATTACATTAGCAGAAACAATATTTAGTAATAATAGTAAAAACATTTTATCTAAAAATATATGTATGTTTTTAGATAAAAAATATAATTTTTTATTGATATTCAGTGATAATTTTTGTGAT